AGTATACAACGCATTGCATATATGTTAAACCACTTTTGTTTTTGACATTTATGACTTTATGAAATGTATTCGTTTTTGTTGCCAGCTTTTTAGCATATTTCGCGATTGCGTCGCCATTGTCACCATCATAATACTTCAAGTATTTGTCGGCAAATTGCCCTGCAAGTTGCCGGCGTTTTCTCGATGACATCGGGCGTCCGCGTGCCATATTGATGATTAGTATTCATACTTATAAACATGTGGGTTCAATATTGTATTCGTAAAAAATGAAAGCATATGTTAACAATTCCATTTTTATTATAACACTTCTTGACGATAGCATTAAGAAACTATGGCGGCTATTTCTGCGCTTGATTTGGTTGACGGCGTGATTGCGCCAGATTCAGAGATAGTTCTTGAACTAATTGAGTGTCTCCGCAAACAGATCGAAGAAGGCAGATATACCTATGGATTGACGGATGAACAGCATGGAAAACTGACAGAGTTTGACGTTCGACGTCTGGAAGCACTTGACTATGAATTGATGGTATATGAGGAGCCAATGTATTGCTGTTAGACTGGCGAATTAACTGGACATGAAAAAGAACAAGTTTTCATCTCAATCCCAAGAAAATTCATACCATAGACTACGAAAGTAGGATTTTTTACGAACAAGTAAATTGCGTATAATGGAAAAGTCTGTCAAAATGCAGCGGAGTCAATTCCGATAGCTTAATTTTTGCGCGATATGGTTTTTGCGCGTATGGATAAATATATTGCAGGTCATCCATGCTAAATACAATTTTTCCACTTGTAAATGCCGTATTATAACGGTCAATTGTAGCCGCGAGTTGCGCATCATCCGGATGCATTCGCGCGCATTCGGTCAACTTTGCATACAGTGTTTCGTAATTTTCACGATGTACGTATATTTTGTCAACGCTATTGACAGTTGATGTATTCATTAGTTGCGCAAATGTATGTTCAGAATCACAACTTATGTTCTTTACAGGTTTTGTGTAATTAAATATTTCCTTAAGATTTTTAATGAAAACAAGATTGTTACGCTTAATTAGTGAACGATGGTATCGTTCGTATTTTTTCATCACAGATGCAGGTGCATTTGGCAAATAAACGAAATATATAAAATCGGGTGGCAACATTTTGTATTTACATATGGTCCTTAGACCTTTATTAATGAGTTTATATGAAACACCAGATTTCACTTCAACAATGAAATTCGATGACAAAATATCAAATTCAGCCAAAGTGTTTCGATTATAGAATACTTTAACATTTGTTGCAAGAACTGGAAACCCAAGCGCAACCAATGCATTTCTTGTTAACATTTCAAAACTTCTACAATTCGTCATTTTGGGGGTATAAATTAACTAAAATGGAAATAGTGTAATTTCATTTTTACAGCTTCAAAAATTTGAAATGCATATATAATAATTTTAATGTGTTTTAATGCAACAAACATGGCTACAACTAAGTACGAACATCTGACGGATTCTGTCGGCAAGAAGGTCACCCTTCTTGGATGGGTTGACAAAGTAAAGGAGCAAAAGCGTTTTACATTTATTACGCTACGCATGGGACTTGCGCAAACTGTGCAGGTCGTTTCCAGCGTGAAGGGCGTAACGCCTGAAAGTTTTCTACAAGTTAGTGGAGTAGTGTCAAAGCTACCAGAGGGTGCATACAGCACTCTTCCCGTTGAAATCCAATGCGAAAGTGATGGTATTGTTGTGATTAGTCCAGCGGATTCATCATACAGTACACGATGCCCACCTGAAGCCGGACCAGAAGTTCGGCTTGTAGAGCGGCATCTTTATCTGCGAGATCCACAGTTTGCACTGATTACACGCCTCCGTGGTATTCTAATGCGTGCTATTCGCGCGCATTTTGATGGCACCGGATGCACCGAAATCACTCCTCCGTCTTTTACAGGCGTTGAATGTGAAGGTGGTGCGACGTTGTTCAAGGTTGAACATCCTGGCGTTCACAGTGACAAACCAATGATGGCATATTTGACGCAAAGCAGTCAGTTTTCTCTCGAATTCGCGGTTCCTGCAGTCGGAGATTGCTATTGTATTGCTCCATCATTTCGCGCGGAACATTCGCATACACGGCGGCATCTGACTGAGTTTACTCATGCAGAGTCTGAATGGATGGGTGTGCGTACCCTTGATGACCATCTTGTACATCTACGTGATATGATGCGAGGAATTCTGCGCCATTTCCTTGATTTTGGCGAGGAAACTCTAACAAAACTTGGTGTTGTCGAACGCGTACGACATCTGTATGGTATGACGCATGATATTGTCGTACTTGAACATCGGGTCGCCATTGCAAAATGTGCGGAAATGGGAATTATGAAAGATGATGGTACGCCATTTGGTGAACGGGATGATATTCCGGAAAAGCAAGAGCGTGAACTGATTGACAAACTGGATAAGATTGTATTCCTTGTGAAGTTTCCCAAGGAATTCAAGTCATTCTATATGGCACTTGACCCGGAAGACCCTACGCGGGTCCTGGGATGTGACGTGGAAGTTCCTGGTGTAGGTGAAATTGTTGGCAGTGGTGTTCGCGAAGGCGATTACACCCGACTAACAGCTCGCCTACTTGAAAGTGGACTGAAACCAGAAGATTACGCGGAGTATCTTGACATGCGCAAATTCGGTTTTAGCATGACAAGTGGTATGGGCTTGGGTGTTGACCGGATGCTAACATGGCTTCTGGGCAAAACGAGCATCCGTGAGGTTGTTACCTTCCCGCGATTCCCTGGCTATCTACGCCCGTAAACGTAAAAATTGAAACCACGTTTTTAACGCAATCAATGAATATATATTAGGAAAATGTCGGCTAAAGCTCCATCTGCCAAAGAACTCATTGAAAGTGTAAAAATACAACTGTCGCGAAAAATGGATAAAATCGATATGTATAATTATCATAATTCAAAATCTTAGGTATTAAAGCATAATTAGAATTTGGAAAACAGCTTAAAGGTATCACTCATATAGTAAATAACTTGGTAGGAGACGTAGCAAGGAAAGTCAGCTTTAGCTGACTTTCCTTTTTGTCGGCTATATATGTTATCGTACATCTTCGGGTGTTGTTAGCATGCCGAACAAGTTCCTAAGCATAAAAAGAAAAAACTTAAAATACAAAATAAATGCTTAGTTTCCGCTCTATGAAAATAAAGCGGTTTCCTGTTTGTACAATAATTCGCTTAGCGTAATTTAGTGCAAACAAATGGGCCCGACACAGCCCAAAAAGACAACACTTCTTTAACTAAAGATTCGTATTTAAAATACGCTTTAAAGAACATCTTTAGTTTTAGGAGCACGTTAGGCGATGTATTAAATCTGTATATTCTGAAATATGGATATATTAAAATGGCTTCCATACCATAAAAAGTATCGGCTACAATATTAGTTGATATCGATTTAATCCATTTTCGGTGTCTGTTCAATATTGTAAATCTATAGAATAAATCATGCATGCAGCTTTCGTTCCAAACAAATTGGGGCTGACCATTTTAATAACATTTTTTCAAAATATTATTGAAAGAGGTTACAGAAAAGATTTTCAGCAAAACGGCAAAATTATCTTAAAAATTATTTGCGTTGTAAATCATTATGCAGCTGGTTGGCTGCATGATGGAACTAAGAATCGAATGTATTCCAGTCTAATTCACCAGAAGCATACCTAAATGCCTTCCTAACATAATACGTTTTAGTACTTGATTGTGGAAACGCCTTTAGTGCATCTTCGGCTTCGCTTTCGTTATTATACATAGCAATTGCATCAAACGCATGTAGACCAGATTCATACCAAATGAACCAAACGGGCACCTTTTCTGTCGGGAGATAATCTTTACCATATATTTTATATATAGCTACATGATTTATAGAAACTCTCGCATAAAGGCTTCTAAATTCACTTTTCGTGTAAGATGTTGTACATGATGCTGCACGAGCCACGAAATAGCCGCATATTTTGTCGTAAAGAGCTTTGGCAAATGCTTCAGCTTCTTCAACTGTTGAAAATTCTTGGCGCGACGGGTCTTCTTCACCCGGCAAAATTATATTACAACTAACGGAAAACATCTTTTATCCATTAAAACATATTAATTCATATGGTTTCAATTCTGGCTCGCACTCTTTTCTGTGGATGATTCGCTCACAAGTAGCGATTTTAGATGCAGCAACTCACAGCAACGATGTTGTTTGCTTAATCAATTCCGCATTTGGTGGCAGGTTTGATGCAAAACTAAACATGTTATTGAAATCGCTGGCGTAGCTCCAGATGCAGCAACCCACAGCTCTGCTGTGGGTTGCTTAATCAAATCCGCCACTAAGTGGCGCGTTTGATGCAAAACTAAACATGTTATTGAAATTGATAGTGTGACTCCAGATGCATCCTAAGGGACTTGATGTAGAAACCCGCCACTTAGTGGCGGGTTTAATGCAAAACTAAACACGTTACTAAAAATCGCTGGCATGGCTCCAGATGCATCCTAAGGGACTTGATATAGAAACCCGACACTAAGCGGCGGGTTTGATACAAAATTAAGCATATAGTTGTAACGATTATCAATGAATATTTCAAGATAATTTAAAATATAATGAAAATTGATTATAAACCCATTTAAAATAATTTTCTGACTATTTTTAAGGCAGCGACGGCGTAATTGCCTTGACGTATCTGGTGGCTGCGTCGGCAATTGATTTGACTGAATGTGTCGTCGCATTTTTCATTGCAGTCAGTAATGTTGCCGGATCACGTGTTTCAAGATATTTTGCATATCCTGAAGGCCATGCCGATTTGTCAACATACTGCAAAAGTAAATCAACGTTGCAAGCAGCCGCATTGGCCGCATTATTACCACCACGTTGTTTACGACGTGTCGACCGTTGTTTGCGAGCGTTGCGTTTTCTACAAGTTAATGCTCTTGCCATTTACATTATAGTTAGAATAATGTTTCGTCAGATGGCGGAGTAATTTTTACAACCTTCTTTGGTTTTGCTGCTGCGAGTTTCGCCAGAGTTGCAGCAGATGGTGCTTCAACTGTTTTCTTTGGTTTTGATGTCGTTGCTACTGGAATAACTGAATCTTCTGCAAGTTTCACAACTCTCCTTGGTTTTGCTGATGCAGCCACAGGTTCATCATAGAAATACCTCCTAATGTCAACTTCTTTTTCTGAAGGCGTTGTAATTGCGGAAATAAGTGGTTTTTCGAACAGACCAATTCGACGATACCATTCGGGTGTATTTACGAGTTTGCCAGCTTCGTCAAGCTTGAAACATGCTGGTTGTCGTCCGCCATCTGCGAGATTGTATGCGTCTGGATTGAAACGCATGAAAATAATAGGCATACTTCCACAATCCTTGAAAATCTGCATAGTGCGTTTGTTATCACAAGTTTCATTATACGAACCGTGTTGGTTTTCATCACATTCAACAATAACGATATGGGTACTGCAATCGATTGCACAATCGGGACGACGATTGGAACAACCTCCGGGAACGCGTTTGTCTTCGGCAATGATTTTGATGTTTTCATGTTTGTTGACAATACCTTGAACGAATTTGACAAGGCGAAGTTCCTTGGTGCGAAAGTTGAATTTTAGGGGAACACCAGGATTTTCATAGTGGAAACAATGTTTGCATCTGTCGGTTAATTCAGGATGAACACGAGTGACACCACAGAGTGAACACATTGGATGTTGTAAATCAACCATGTTGGTTTCAGCATGAAATGCACAATGCGTCTTTTTGCCACCAGCAAATCCATAATGTCTATGTTTTGAACATCTTGCACCATCTTCTTCAATATATGCGCATGTTGCTGCTTTGACGTTAAACATTCCGGGTTCTTTGTGATCTGCACATCTTGTTGCTATATTTTGTTTAAATCCTAAGGTTGCTTGTTTAGTGCATTTTTCACATTTAGCATGTCTTAAATCAACCATAATTGATGTTTTGTGATCTCCGCACTTAGAAGGTTTTGCATCATCTGGTAATCCGAATGACGCATATTTTGGGCATTCCGTACAATATGCCGCGCGAACAGATATTGCCTCCTTTGGTGCATGTTCTTTGCACCATTTTGGTTTTCCACCAGGTAATGCGAATACACATACTACTTGTTTTTCAATTGGTAATGTTTTAGCACATTCAATGCATCGTTTTGCATCCATATCAGGTAAATTATCAACATTATGTTTTTTACAAAATATAAACTTGCCTTCTTTGTTAATTCCATATCTTGCTCTTGCTGGCGGACTTGTTTTTTCTTTAAGGCATGTGATGCAATAAGGGCGATATACATCAAACATTTTGTCAGTTTTATGTTCTGGGCAACTTATTGGTTTTTTGATTTCAAGCCCATATTTTAGTACACCTGTATAAGTGCATGTTTTAACATGACATGCATGTTTTAGTCTTATTCCTGCCATTGACATATTATATGGTAAACTATGCACTAAAAACTTGCTTTCAATTTTATGACAAAATTCAAACCACTTACTATTTCTTCAGCCTAACCATACCATCTTCAGCATGAGCTGAACAACACGTTGGTTTTCCGCCAGGAAATCCAATGCTTGCCAATTTACCACATTCACAGAAATATCCATATTTTGTCACTGCGCCTTCTGGAGCATGTTCCTTACACCATCTTGCTGGTTTGTCTGGCATCCCAAATGTTTTAGCTTTCTGTTCTTTTAGAGGCACATCATTTTCAGCACAGATTTCACACCTTGCAGTTATTACATCTGGTAGGTGTTCAATGTTGTGTTTTGCGCAAAACTCTGGTTTCTTTGCAACTCTGCCAAATTTAGCTCGCGTTGGCGGAAAACTTTTAGATGCAATACATGTTTTGCAATAATCTGTATAGTATACTTTGAACATTGTAGGTGTGCGATGTGCAGCGCAACTTGTAGGTTTTCCAATTTCGTACCCATATTTTAGCGTTTCAACTGAATCACAATCTTCAATGTGACAAGAATGTTTTAGGCGAATACCAAATGGTGATATTCTTGGTTTAGCGGCTTTTGTCGCGGGTGTTGTTTTCTTTACTGATTCGAGCTTATCCATTGCACTTTCTTATAATATTTTTATATTCTACTTCCCAAAAAAATGGTTTCAATTTTTTCGAACTATAGGGTAAGACCATAAATAGTTCATGGACCTTGCACTTCGTAAATTTGATTTATCTAAGATTGGTAAGGAAAGTACGGTCGTCCTAGTGGGCAAACGACGATCAGGTAAATCGGTACTTACCAAGGATTTAATGTATCATATGCGTCACATTCCGATAGGGACAGTCATATCAGGCACAGAAGACGTAAATCCATTTTTTAGTGATGCAGTTCCATCGATTTGCATCCATAATGAATATCGTCCGGAAATTGTAGTAAAAGTGATTGAACGTCAAAAAGCTGTAGTAACAAAATGGTATACTGAAGTCAAAACAGTAGGAACATCTTCAATTGACCCACATTCATTCCTGATTATGGACGATTGTCTTTTTGATGCATCGTGGACGAAGGACACAGTTATTCGTTATCTATTTATGAATGGTAGACATCTTAAGATTCTATTTTTAATTACGATGCAATATGCAATGGGCATTGGTCCTGTTCTTCGAACCAATGTTGATTATGTATTTATTTTCCGTGAGAACATTATGCAAAATCGCAAACGCCTTTATGAATGTTATGCTGGTATGTTTCCTACATTTGAAGCATTCTGCTCAGTGATGGATCAATGTACCGAAAACTTCGAATGTCTTGTTATTGTTAATGGTGCTGCAAGCAATAAACTTGAAGAACAAGTATTTTGGTACAAAGCTGAAGTACATGGACCATTTAAGGTCTGTTCGCCTTCTGTTTGGGAACTAAGTGAACGCCAAAAAGCTGCAGGTGAAGGAGGTCGCGGTGCCGCATATGATCCAAGCGGATTCAAAAAGAAATCATCTGGGCCAGCACTTACTGTTCGCAAAACACATTAATGACGACTGCAACGTCTACTGCGTTGACGCTGATGTTGACGCTGATGTTGACTGCGTTGACGCCGACTGCGTTTTTTACTGTTTTTTGAAGAAGTAGCAGCTGCGCGCTCAGTTGATTTTGACGCATTTATAAGCATAGAAGCATGTGGTAATAGCAGCGCCGGCGGTTCTGGATATTCTCTTTTGGGAAGAGATTGTGGTAATAGTAGCGCAGGTGGTTGTGGGTATTTGTCAAGATAGTTGCGATTCCAGGCACTCATTTGATTCTATGACATATTTTTGGGTCGTTGCACAACACCTTCCAAGCTTTCCAAAGGAATAATGCTTATATCTGGTATATATTGTAATGTAAAATCATCTGTAATTTCTAATTCAATTAAATGATATTCATAATCTTTTTCGGCTGATCTAAATGAACTCCCATATTCAGCTAACATTTCTGCATCTGGGTCGAAATCGCATTCACATTCGTCTTCACATCCGCAATCACGCGCAATGTTAAATGTCGCCAGCTGCGTTGTACGGTCTTCACCAAACAGAGCTGCACCAGATGCATCAATAGCAATATGTGGCATTATTACCGTAAGAATATGATTATCACAATCGATGATTACGAAAGGGTCCCATTTCTCTTCACCTTTTTGTAAACAAGCGATCGCACCGATTTCAAGTTGCGAAGAAAATCCAGCATTCAGCGGTATTCGAACTGACATTATTCTCTGAAAAAGATTTAATTCTATAGAAAAAAGCTGCTTACGCAGCTTTTTTCGTCCTGAATAAATTGGCTAAGCCAATTTATTCTATACAACATAATCTAATTCTTTAGTTGCATCTTCACAAATTGGTGCCCGCTTAGGCATCAATAGTTCTCCTTCACATATATCAAGCAAATTACCAATTGGTGCTCGCTTAAACGTCGACAGTTCTGCTTCTAATTCCGCAACGCGCTTGCTTTGCTCCATGCATTTTTGTTGTAATTCAAAATGGTCTTTTACTATTGATTGTATTACTATCGACTGTAAAACTCTATAGTCTATATTTAATTCACAATTTTTTATATATGTAATTTGTTTATCAGATAATGGTATTGTTCGATTTATACCATTCCAATTTGTTCCAGGTGGAACAACTGACTCACGTAAAGTTGCATGGGGAGAACAATGGCAAACTGTTTTACACTCCGGCAATTCTAATATATTGCCATAATTATCAATCGCGTATTTTTTAGAATATGAGTTCCTATTATTATAACAATCGGTGTAATAATCCGTCCTATACATATAATGGATTATCCAATAATATTGACCTTTATGTCTGGATAGGTATGAATTAATACATGTATCCGTGTCAGGAATTAATTCGCCAAACCTATCTGTATATGTTTCTTCCAAACCATCCAGCATTGATACTCTATATGAAGCCAATTTCGTCTTAATGTATTCGTCAAGTTGTTTTTTGACATTTGCAACATATTCATTGATTTCGGGAACAATATCCATTTGCTACAAGCCAAAACATGCCACGTTTTTGAGTTCAATTTTCGGCAACAGAAATAATTAAAAGCATTTTAACCTACAATTGGCTTAACCAAGTCTATACGATTGTAGCACCTGGACCTTCAGCTTTGCGAGCAATAACATTATCACCAGGTGCGTCAAACATACTTAATATGTCACTTTCACCCATTAGTGCATCAGATGCAGCACCAGCAACAGCCACTTTCGTAATATCACGTTCATTCGTTGCAAGTGTTGCCACAGGTGGAGCGGCGCCCGCGCCCGCGGCGGCAGCAGCGCCTGCGCGTTTAGCTTCAGCCTTTGCCGCCGCAATACGTTCACGTTTTTCCTCTTCATATACCTGTTCACGATGTTCTTCACCTTCTTTATATTTAGACGCAAGTGTATTCAATTCGGTTTCCATGTATTCTTGATCTTGGATTTCGTTTGCGGTTGGGTCCCATGGTAACCAATAACCAACTTGACCAACAAACACATGAAAGTTCTTGTCGCGTCTACGGAGTAGTTTGCATTGTGCGTCGGCTTCGCCTTTAGTATCGTAAACGCCACGAACTTTCACACCACGAACAGTCGTATGGAATTCCTGAGCCTTGAAAAATTCCTCTTCAAGACGTTTGCGATTGGTAAACATGTAGTTATCCCATGCTTCTTTAACATTTGCCGTTCTGATTTCAGCGGATTTCTCTTTAACGAGCGTTTCGAAGTCAGCAAGCACAGGGTCGATGCGAGGGCGAAGTACACGACCAACTAAATCTATGTTATCGTGCATTGATTCAGGTGCAATCTTTTTGAGTTCCTGTATGAGTCTATCGGATAGTTCTTGTTGTTTAGTGATGAGTGTATGAAGAAAGTCTCGAACAGCAGTGACTTTAAAATCTAATTCGAAATCATGTAGAAAGTTACGAGCCATGAAATGTTCCTTGAGGGGTAATACATTTTCGGGTGAAAGGAAGGAAAGACACGCGAATTTTTGCCCACGAATCTCTGGATCTACTTCGAGAAAATCTTCGTCTACGCTAACAGTTTTGCCAGGCATTTGAGATTAACTCGTCAGTTAGTTTTAAATGTTTTTAACGCGCACGCATTGTGCGTTTTTTCGATATATAAAGTATAACAATGGCAGGTGCTTCCGTCGATATTAGTCAATTCCTCTTGGGATTTGCAGCTCTATTACTGAAATATGCAATTGAAGGTCTTGCGGTAGGTGGTGCTATGGCTCTTATTTCACACAAGATTGTGATTGCGCATGTGATTACTGTTGCACTTGTAGCTATGGCTGTGTTTGCACTACTGGACTTCCTTGCGCCAGGCATTGCAATGGCATCACGCAATGGTGCGGGTCTGGGTCTGGGTTTCTCACTTGTTGGCTTCCCTGGTCTATAAACCGATTGAAAAACTTAAAACATGTTTTAATTTATCACTTCAATAACCTGATACAATCAGATAACTTTCTGGATCTATAGTGCTATCATTTTTACAATATTGTTCATATTCGGATGTAGTTATCCAAATTGGTCTCTTTGCTTGTATGGCAGGCGCTGCGGGTGCTACCGCATGTTCCGCTTCTTCTTTAGATACGAATGTATAGCCATCAGCCATTAGTCGCAGCAATATTTGTTGGCATTTTTTCACATTAAGTGGGCGTGGATGTTTATAATCTTCACGCAAATATGAACATCTAATTGCTGTACCATGTTCACTCATATGTATAATACTTTCAACATATGTTGCAACTATGTATGATACAGATGAATTTTTTGTTATATATTTCGTTAAATACTCAATAAATCCAGGTAGTTTACTTGAACGTTCATTGGGAATTTCACCTGTATATCCAGGATATGCTGCTTCTTTACATACCATGAAATAACAATATATTTCATCGATAAGTGCATCAACATCGGTTGTTAAACAATCATCATTCCAGATGAGTCTACATAAAATCCCATTTACGCCATTGTGTGCATACCGTTCTTTTAACCATTCACGCCGCAATTTTGCAAGTTCAATCAATAGTTTGCTTGCAAGAAAGCCACAACAATCACATAATATTGGAAGTCGCGGGTCTTCTTCTGACATTTATAATATTTTATATAATATGCACATTTTAAGTTGATGCAAACATAACATCATATTCTTCGTCATGTTCTTGACTGACTAAAGCAGCAAATGCTGCATCAAGAGCTGCATCAGTTGCTGCATCATGCGCGGCATCAGGTACATCATCCAGCACTGCATCCGGCGCTACATCAGGCACAGCATCAGGTGCGACGGCGGCATCCCTTGGTATTATTGTTGTAATATTTGGAGTAAACCAACCACAAAGACCGCTAGTAATATTCAATAAATTTTGAAATTCAATCAATATAAAAAATGTAAATGCTAAATTATCATGATTTAGTATGATTTTTCGAGATAATATTGATTTTGGAATACATGCAGAAACAACATGCGATGGATCATCATCTAATACAAATGATAACATATAATGTTTCCATTTTGAGGCATGTAATGTTGTATTTGTAAACAAATTACGTGTGCTATATTCTAACATAGTGTTATCAATGAAATAATCATATTTTCCTGGATAGATTCCGCCAACATTATATGTGCCATCAAAATTAATTGAATCCAGATTTCCACCGTCAGAATTGTATGAAATATACAATTTTTGAATATCGAACCCATCAGGAATATCAATTATTGTTTTTGTTGTATTGTTTGATTGAATGGATGTTGAATAATTGTTATATAATGGTAATTGATATGGGCGTTGTGCAAATTCTCTATGTTCATCTGATTGCAAATAAACATTATCCGTAATTATTGCACTATTTATAATAGTAATTCCTGTAGTATGAAGACAAATATTAATAGTTGCTTGCATATATTGTATTGCTACATGTGGAATTGCTGTTTTTGTATCATGTGAAAAATATGTTCCAAGATTATATGTAATAGTTAAAGTGTTATCATGCTCTTTTTTCATTATTGGAACATATTTCGTATTTTTACAAGCATATAATCTTAATATATTCCCGTTAAATCCATACATGTTTTGATCGCTGTCACCACACATATCTTTGTAAAAAATATTAACAGTTTTCAATATGTCATAACAATTATCAATTGTAATTTCAGTATAATCATCTGGTTTAATATTGATTTTCAAAAATATGCCGTTTATCAGGTCGCTTGAACGATCAATAACATATGTAATGTTGTTATCATGTATGGAAACATCAGTATATTTATATTTACATATAAATGACTGCATTTGTTGAATGTTTTCTGTTCTCCATATTGATTTTGCGGAATCGCCCATCCAATTGTATTTCTTATCTGGTACAATTGTAAAACCTGTATTTTTGTCGTGTTGCCAATTAGGTCTAAGTAAACGTGTGGTTATATTTTTCGTGAAACCAAAAAATTCATTTTCAAGTACAATTGTATCCAAAGTTGTATTGTCATATTCGATATAGTCCAAAATATGTTGAAATACATCTGGGTCTCTATCAATAAATGTGTCGGTAAAATCAGTTTTCTCCGGGTTCCACTTGAATAGCGATTCGAAATATGTTAGTCCACCAGCTAAAATCGCACGACGCGCATGAAATAATCGGCCACCTACATCAAGTGCAACAACCGTTTCATCCACATCATCCGATGCAATGCCTGCTATAATTGCATCTTCTTTCGATGATGCACTAAAAACGTGCTTTGAGTTTCGCAAGTAATTGATAATTAGTTTGAATCGTGCAGCTGTTCGACCAATACGTATAACATTATCTTTCACAGGGAACTTTGCAAGCAAAGGTTCAATTGTTTCTAAGCGGGTGATTATACAATCATCGTTAAGTACTATTTTGACTTTTGACATTTTATCTACCATATAATAAACTGCATCTAAATGGATGAATCACAACGTATTCGAGCGGCAAAAACACAGACTGGTGCGGCAATGCATATTATTCGTCGTCGACGTTTAGACTTGGGTCTATTAACAACAACTGATGCAAATCCGCGACTTACTGCTGGTGCAGTAGGACCAGCTGACCTTGCACAAGGTATTCGCTCCATAACAGCCGCGGAACTTAGCACAATATTTGGTTTACAAACTGTACCTGGTTTACCAACAGTTTCTACCCTTTCATTTGCAGCGTATGATTTTGTTACACGTATGATTTTCACTGGCAACGTTCTTAGCACTGGTACTTCCGCTGTAACAGCGCGCGGTGTTGTGTGGAACACTACCGGAAATCCTACTATAGCTGATAATGTAGAAACCGACCCATCTGGTGGTCTTGGCCCGTATTCTACGATATTTAATGTTATGGATCCAGCAATAATTTATGCACGTGCATATGCTACAAATACATTAGGAACATCTTTTGGTTTCGAATTATCTGCCGAAGCAATGTTATGTTTGGCTGAAGGAACGCTTATTACACTCGCCGATTTTTCAGTTAAACCCATCGAAATGGTTACATATGATGATACATTACTTGTTTGGAATTTCGATAATTCAAGGCTGTCATTTGCTAAACCATTGTGGATAAAACGCCGGGAAATTGCACCTGAATACAATTTACTAACATTTAGCAATGGTACCAAACTAAGAACAATTAATCAACATCGCATTTTCAATAAAGAAGCTGGTGAATTTACATATCCAATGACTGATGCAACACCCATGGGTACGACAACATTCATGTGGAATGGCACATCACCCTCTCTTGTATCAAAACGAATTATTGAAGAATCTGTTGCGCATTACAATATTATAACGTATGGTCATATGAATTTATTTGCCAATGGCATTCTCACATCATGTAGATTTAGCAACGTATATCCAATTGTTAATATGCGATATGTGAAACCTGCTGCTACTGTAGCGATTGATAAATGTTTACCACTTCCACAGAAATATATTGAAGGTATGCGCTTGAATGAACAGTCATACACAGATGCTGAAATTATTGCATATATCAGCCGAATGGAGGAGAAAACACTACAATATTGAAGACAATTAATAATGTATTAGCAATAATCATAGAAAATGCGTATAGGTATAGAACATCTAATCAGGATGCTATGCATTTTGGGGAAGTTGTTCCGCCCACTTTGTCATTCCTGGTCTATTGTAGGAAAGGGGATTATAGGGGACATCAGCTGTATTGAGTTGCGTAACAACTCAATACAGTTGATGTTCCCCCGAATTGAGTCCAACTTAGTCATACATTTTTAATCAATAGAAACACAATGGAAGGCAAAACAGTCGCAGAATTAAAACAACTCGCAAAAACTCGTGGTATCAAAGGATTTTCCAAACTGAAACGGGAAGAATTGTTAACAGCATTGGCTACGCCGCCAGCTCTTCCACAACCACTAACTATGGTCTTGGATACAGAAACAACAGGCCTTCCTGACAGAGAAGCACATGAAACTTACCCGCCTTATACAGATGTTGACAAATATGCTGGCGCACGCATTGTGCAATGGACATGGGGGCTATATGATGATGCAGGTAAACAAGTAGAAATGAGAGATCTTATTATTCGGCCAGACGGATTCACAATACCAGCAGAGGCTGCTGCAATACATAAAATTACAACTGAAATTGCAATGGCAAAAGGTGTACCAATGTCAGATGCAGTCGAAGTGTTTCTGCGTGATATTGCACGCGCGAATGTTATTGTTGGCCATAACATTATGTTTGATTTGAATGTGATTAAGTCTGAATTACATCGCATTGGAAAGAAACATGTTATTAATGCGATAGATGCAAAAGGTTATATATGCACAATGAGTAATTCACGAGGCATTTGTAAATTACCGCAAACAGGAGGTCGAACTGGATACAAATACCCTAAACTAAGTGAATCATATAAGCATTTGACTGGTGTGGCACCAGATGTAGCGCGTTTACATAATGCCGTATATGATGTTGAGTGTACCGCCGCATGTTATTTTGCGCTATTAGCACGACGTTAAAATTGCAATGTAAAACATAATATCATATCATAGCTAAAATGGGGGCATCGTCATCAAAAGTATTTCCATCAGAAACAATTGATGTAAATTGTATAGCAGAGATTAATAAAAATATTCATGCAGAAGAAGCAGTAATTGAAAAATCTCGCAATAAAATAACAAAACTTGTTAGCATTAAAAATTCAACAGCAACAAGTGAGACTGTGCGTTTTGTTGTTGCACATATGAATACATCTGCACCTCCGTATGGCTTTACTAAAGTGCTTATTTCTTCATATCTCCATCGTTTAAAGAACAACACAAAAATAAGTGCAACAATAACACATAATATTGCTGCGATCTATCCAGAAATATCACATGCAATATCAAATGAATTACTTGAACAAATATGTAATTCGATTGAAGCGAAATATATTGAATCGAAAATATCAACAGCCAAATGGACCGAATGTGTTGACATATACATACAATATTATCCAATAACTAAGGTGGTTGATGTGTTGTATGATATTCATCGCCCATCTTCATAATATTGAACACATTATAATTATATAAACATTTTTATCAGAAAGTGAGAAAATGCCTGCCAAAATAAACAAAATTGTTGAATTTCGTGAACTTGTAGCGAAACAAAAAATACAACTACTTGAAGAATACGAAACAATTAATGATAAAACAATGATTCGTTTCAGATGTGGAGGTTGTTCCAAAGAACAACAAAAATCATATAAATGCTTCGCAAGATATCTTGGTAGTCTGTGTTGTGCATGTTTTCGCGATAGTGTGCATTAATATTGAAAGCCACCATTAATTCTTTTTAATCTGCCAAAAAATGTCCGGTATTTTGCATACCAAAGATTATAAACATTTTCAAATTATCGGAGAAACAACCACGGCGTTTGATGATGCAAAAACAGCTGCGAAAGCCTTGCCAGGAGATATGCTTGTTGACGGCACAGTTTTCAAACGCGCTAAACATACTAATATTGTTGGTGTATTAGAGTTATCGTCTAAGTACCGATATGGTTTCAATGCACGGTCTATACCAATTTACTTGTTTACACCATACAACGAAAGTTACCCATCGTTTCTGGTTGCATCATCTGAACGTGACAAATCTGTGAATCGTATTGCACTTGTCGACTTTATGGATTGGGATAATACAACATTTCCACGAGGTGCGATAACGCGAGTTTTTGGACCTGTTGGTGATCGCACAGCTGAATTAGATGCACTTTATTGGCGTTATTCGCCATACGCAGTATATCCAGCACGTATTGAAGCTGCAATTGTTGAACTTCCACCACCTGCGGATCGTGAAATTATTGACTGGTCCTGGTCAGCAAATATTGACCCTCCTGGATGCAAAGATGCTGACGATGTAATTTCGATTGAACCGGATGGCGATGGTTATACAGTTGCAATTAGTATTGCTGATGTAGCTGAATATGTTAAACCTGGTAGCGAAATAGACCGCATTGCGGCACTTTCTGCGCAAACGCTATATCAAGATGGTCGTCAGCCACGAAATATGTTACCGGGACGGCTATGTGAAGATATTGCATCTTTAATGCCGGGAAAAGCGAAATTAGCAGTTTCTTTGGTATTCAATTGGACAGCGGAGAAAGGTCCGTGCGATTTACGATGGGCTAAAACTGTTTTGACAAATCGAATAACACATACATATGAAAGTATATATAGTGATGCATATGCAGCCGTTTTACATGCAATATCAACATCATTGCGTGCGGCGTTAGGTCTTCAACGACCTGCATCTGCTGATTCACATGATTGGATTGAAGCCGTAATGGTATTTTACAATGTTGAAGCGGCAAAGAAACTTGTGGCTGCAGGTGCTGGTGGCATCTTACGCCGGCACGCCGCAGCTGATGTGAAAATGTTGGAAGCACTTCCTGCTGATGCTGCGTTTTTGGCATATGCAGCAGCAACATATGTTGCTGTTGGTGAAGCCGATGTAGCACATTGGGGATTATCACAGCAACTGTATTGTCATGCATCATCACCGCTAAGGCGATATGCTGACATTGTAAATCAACGTGTGTTAAAAGGCGAACCTGGCGTAGCAGCATGTGATATTAATTGGCTAAATCAGCGTCAACACTCTGCAAAAGCACATGACCGAGATTACGCATTAGTAAATATTTGTTTACGTGCTGCGGTTGGAACAATGACTGCGGTTGTTATTGATGTGACTGACAAGGGTATTAAAGTGTATTCACCAGAATGGCGGCAAGTCTTTAAAATCATAGGGGATACCTCAAATATTGGAACATATGTTAATGTTGAATATTTCTGTAATATGATGCAACGATGTTGGAAACGACGTATTGTATTTAGAATTAAAACCGCCGATTGAACAACATTTTTTATTCACTTTCCGAAGACTACCTAAGAACTGTCAACCTTTGGTGGACAGTTCTGACACAATTCGCGTTCGCGAATTGCATCAAAAACTTTCGGACCGAGGCCGGCTTTCGTAGAACTACCAAAATTAAGCTAAACCCCGTTCTGGCTCCGCCAGAATGGGGGTTGAAAGAACTGTCCACCAAAGGTGGACAGTTCTGACACTTTCAGTGTAGCTTAATTTTGGTAGTCTACGGTACCACATTATAGTTTTGCTAGAATGGGGTTGAAAAACTATCCATCAAGGATGAACAGTTCTGACATTGTTGTGCCGTGATATTTTCAGAACTTTAAAATATAATAATCGTATTTATATAATAAATGAACAATGTTGATCCATATGCAGCACAACATGGTGGATTACCTGTAATAACAGGTGAATCAACGTCACCAACGGTTACATATCCTGATGGTTATCAAATATTTTATACGCCAGGTGCACATGTTCCTCGATACCTTGAACCATTGATTGCTCCAATACGTGCGAGGGAGGAAAGAGAATTTATGAACCGCCTACTCCAACAGGAAGGTGGCGCGCGTAAAACGTCGCGTAAAACGTCGCGTAAAACATCGCGTAAAACGTCGCGTAAAACATCACGCAAAACATCACGCAAAGCGTCGCGCAAAGCATTACGCAAAGCATTACGCAAAGCATCACGCAAATAGTTTTAGACGAGCAATATTTTTCAAAATAAAAAATGCAGTGATGCAGCAAATCATCGTAAATACAAACTATTTGGAATAACCATATCTCGCACTAATACGCTATTAATATTCTTAATTTTATCAAGTAATTCAATATCGCGTGTATATGTTGCAATACGTTCCAATTCTTCCATTAAGTTCGCGATTTTCAACATTGCGCGTATGAATTTACCACTGTATATTTCATATGTTGCACAAATGGCAGCGCCATCGTCACCGGCAACCCATCTGGCAACCGGTTCAATCCATGTATTTCTTAAGTTTTCTTCGCTTGAATATTCACGTGCTTTTTCAGCAACATGTTTTAATGCGCGCTTAACATCATCGGATACATCCAGACTACTTACTGGAATCATTTCATCGTCATCTGTACCACGTTCGTGTATAAAACATGCAAGAACGGTACAGATTTCAGCCGCAGAAAGCGATGCCAATAATCCTGAACAATATAATTCAGCCATTAACAAAGGATGTCCTTCGTTAATTTCGGTTGAAAGCACACCTACTTCAGTTAAATGTGCCGATGTTAATGCATCTGGCGCGACGGCCGCAGCATCCGCTTTAAGGAATCCCGTAGTTATAAGGAACCGTATGGTTTCCAGAATAGGTTCCTCAATTGCGGCCATTTCCGCTGCAACTCGTGCATGTAGTGCAGCAATGTCAGCCACAATACGCGTTCGCGTACGGCGAGCTTTCCATGCAGCATCCCATGAAGGATGCAAATGTCGTCCACGCCATTGGTCAAGTGCGCGCTGTGCATCTTTCTTTGCTGCAGCAGCCGTGCTCTTAAAAGCCGCTTCTAAATGTTCGCGTTCATTAAGCGCCACAGATACTTCAGCAGTTTCAACAATTGCATCAAGATCTGCTTCAAGCTTAGAAATGTTTGTTTCCGTAGATTCTATTAGCGCCATTTTTTGTTTGCACCAATAAGAATCATATAGAATAGTTTTCCATGAAACTGTTCCACCTGCTTGTAGCGTTTTCAAAATAAATTCACATTGGAAATTCATTTTAGATTCAACTGCTGCACATGCACCGGTCATCATCACACGAACTTCGTCCGGTGAAGCTGCTTCACGTGAAGGTAAATATAAGACATATCCACGGTCATCTTTTCCTCTGCGACCAGCACGTCCGGCCATTTGCATATATTCATCCGGATGCAACATACGTAACCCGATTGTATCATGTTTTTTGTATTCTAAGAATACAACACTTTTCGTTGGCATATTGATGCCAACCGAAAATGTTTCTGTACAAAAGAGTATTTTCACAAATCCGCGCGAAAATAGCAATTCAACAATTTCTTTCAATTGTGGATGCAATCCACTATGATGAAATGCAATTCCACGCAACAATAAATCATGAATTACATGATATTGTTCAAGATGTTCGATGCGTGCACGATGTGCGTGAAGATGAAAAGAGAAAATATGTTTAACATCTGCAACTTCTGAAGAATCCAAATAGGAACCTTCAATTGCTGCCGCATATTTTTCGCATCCTCGCAAGGAGAATATGAAATTCAACGCAGGTAACATACCGCGATGTTCCATCCAACGCATTGTCGTATTTAGTCGATGAACAAATGTTGTTCCACATTGTGTACCATGGTATTTATACCAATCTTTGTATGCAACGGCATCATAATGATTTTTTGCATCCATAATAGATTTCATACCAACGGTTGCACCATCATGTGTAATTGCGTAGTGAACTAGTGGAACAACGCGATGAAGTGTTGAAATTAGGTTTATCGGTTTGCGTTTAAGATTTCCAAGCCAATTTGCAAAAACATCTGCTTCACTAATAGTAGCAGATAGCAGTACGAGATTAATATGTGGCGGTAGTAGGATAAGAGTCTCTTCCCATACAGTACCACGGTCTGCATTATTAATGTAATGTACTTCATCGAAAATAACCGCATCTAAGCCATCAATTGATAGTTGTGCGCTAATTCCAAGAGCCTTTGTAGATGCATCTTTTTTGTAAAGAAGATTTCGCAAGATTTCTGTAGTCATAACAATAATGGGTGCATCTGGTTTGAACTTAATGTCACCTGTCATAATTCCAACCGCAGCCTCACCAAACATTTCTTTCAAATCATGAAATTTTTGGTTAGAAAGGGATTTGATTGGTGTTGTATAGAACACTTTCATGCCTTTACTGAGCGATTCAGCGATTTGATATTCGCCGACAAATGTTTTGCCTGAACCAGTTTTCGCTGTTACAAGCACATTTTCTCCGCGCGAAATGGCCATAACAGCATGTTGCTGAAATGGGTCAAGTGCGTATTTGAAAAGCATTGCTGGTTTTGCCGGGGGAAAATCCGCCGGTGAAACGGTTGAATCGACGATTTTTAGAAACGACATTTTACTGGCGAATAGTAGAAAATGAAAAATAGTTGAAAATGTTTAGATTCATTTTTGTTGATATACAGTAAATGACAAACGCTGTTCAACAATTATCTGCCGAACAGATAGAAACCCAACAATTATCTGCGGCCGCATCAGCCGTATTTAGACGACCAATTGAAAAATTTCCTGCGAAAAAAACACTAAAACGTTACACGAAAACCACTAAAAAATCCAAAAGTCGACGCCAACGTTCTGGCGTTACCAGAACAAGGCATTAATTTAAATTTTTGCTTAATATAGATTCATAAGTTTCAATGTTTAGCATCAAAACGGCCAGCATAAGAATCAAAGTGATTTCAATCAGTGACAGACCAAGTTTATACACAACAACATTTCAACGTATGCATGACTATTGCATTCGTCACAATTATATACTTGAAACACACTTCACAACACTTGCATCTGAGCGGCATATTTCATGGAGTAAAATACCTGCACTGCTTGCTGCCTCCGCTGCTCGTGATACGGATTACGTTGTTTGGATAGATGATGATATTTGCATCACTGATGTTTACAGACAGCTTGAGTCATTTATCATTAGTCGTCAGTTCGCTGTGTCAGATGCATGTATTATGATAAGCGCGGAACCGACGGCGGAACCAATATGCAATTGTGGTATGATGATATGTAAAGTTGGACCAGAACTGGATGATTTTCTGGGACGAGTATGGAGAGAAGCATCAATGGAACAATGGTGGCATGGCAATTGGGAACAAGATGTAATTGCGCAATTACTGAAGGAAGAGCCACAATATGCAATGATAGTTCCACATAGAACTATACAAAGCTTTGTAAGGGATTGGGGAATACCTGCAGACAAAGGATGGAAACCAGGAGACTTTGCTGCACATATAACGGGTATGCCACTTGAAACGCGCATTTTTTACCTTCAAAACATAACATGTTCATTAGATGCACCATTAATGAAAAATTACACCAGTTTGAATGCAATGTTGATGCAAATGTGTCCAACTGGTCCTTCGTCTGTATTATTAATAAGTGCACCTGATTGCATCGCAGAATATAGTGGCATTATAGCTGGCGCCGGAATATGCCATAATTTACCGATGACATATGACAAAATAAAAATTATTGCAGAACTTGTTGCATCAATGTTTTTAGTTAAAATCCCAGATGAAATTATTGGATTAGAATTGTACAATATGTTAAAATCTGCGTTAGAACATGTAAGACCGGGCGGATGGTTAGTATGGTATGCCGCAGCAAATGATTACTTAGAACTTGTTAAAGAGCGTTTTCAAAATGATTTTGGATTACGGTATGAATGTAAAACAACGACAGGATGGAACGCAATGCGTAAAAATATTGGTATACCGTAGAGTACCGTAGACTACCGAAATTAAGATACACCCCGTTCTGGCAAAGCCAGAACGGGGGTTAAAAGACCTGTCCACCAAAGGTGGACAGGTCTTACACTAAAAGTGTATCTTAATTTCGGAACACGACGGTATCCCCCATTAGACGGATTTAATGAATTGCCAATCCAGGTCCCTGCAAATTAGTTTCCAAATATTATCTTGTTCGACTAATTTGTCGCGGGATTTTAGGAGTGTAAAACGCGAAAGAAAGTCATCCATTTCGAGTAATTCACAGAATTTGTATAAAACATAAGAATATGAAAGGAAATTCTTGCGACCAACTGGTCGATGTCTATTGAATGGTAATTGAATTTCCTTGAACATATGGCGCAATAGTTGTTCAGTTTCAGCTGAAAGAACTGGTGGAGAAATGCCATTAAGTCTACTAATAATATGTGGAACATGTTCATAGTATTTCGATAAATCAAGTTTTTTAAGGATTTGTCGGACTTTATCAATCGTAAGGTGTGAAAAATTAACAACGCGTTCTTTGTGCAGTTCATCTTTAATGCGATCGTAAACAACATCTGGTATTTCAGTGCTTTCTTTGGCTTGAAATTGTGCAAGCCATTCATTAAAGTGATTAATGCGACGGTATGGAAAACTGGACTGTTCACGTGGTGGTTCTTTGTACGACGGTTCGCCACAACCGATAAGAATTTGTTCTTCAACTGCGCATTCTGGATTTGTACATACAAGACGCGATTCATTTTCATACAGAACAAGCGGTGCTCCACAATCTTCACAATGTGCAGATATGTCATCCTCAGCCTTCCCACTATCCCATGACGAATTAATCGCCATCATGTATTTATCGATTAGTTGGTCAGATGACATTTTAGATGTATCTTTAGATGCATCTTTGGGGGGTTCGATTGGTGAATCAACTGGTTTATCGGTTTTCTTTTTGAGAAATGACAGAACTGACCCTGATGGAGCGGATTTTTTGGGAGTTAGTTTGGATTTAGTTTTTTTGGTTGTAGTTTCATAGTATTTATATAGATACTCACCTGCATCCATATAGTAGTCAAGCAAATCATCACCTGACATTAAATGATCAATTGAACCACGTAGTGTGTTCAATTCATCTTCTTTGACAATTTTAAGATATGGATCTTTGATTGCCAATAATTCATATTCAAGATTTTCAAGAAGTTCCTGCTTATCCGCAACGGATTCAATATCATGCATATGTTTAGAAACGATACGTGAATGCATGGTATCGATGGAAACATTGGTTTTTTCTGGACGTTTAGGTTCAGTTTTCGTTTTGAATGACATTGTAAATATATAACTCGAGAAAATAATTTATACTAATAACGTCGCTTAATTTTCGCGAGTTATTAGAAAGTCCTATGAAATCATATATATTTGAATGTTTAAATAGAAAAATGACCAAAATGAAAAAAATATGGAAATTTCAAAAAGTGCCTAAAAACGCAAAAATCCGAGGTGAACAAAAACCAGGTGTTTTCCAAAAAGATTATGTCACGGTGAGGTATAATTAAACAATATGGGTGGTGGTCTAATGCAACTCGTCGCCTACGGCGCGCAAGATGTCTATCTTACTGGCAACCCACAGATTACCTCGAACTAAGAAGGGGGTAGAAAAACAGTCGGGAAGTGACAAACATATGCATAGTCGCTTCATAAATCCGTTAGTGGTGCATGTGCGGTCAGTTAAAGAAACTGACTGATAACCACAGCTGTTAGTGGTGTAATGCGTTTGCATTACGCTGCGACATCATCAAATTGCGGGAACACCCTTAGAGCCTTCGCTACCAAATTAATGTTGAAAAACATTGATGGCCAAGAATAAACTTGGGTATGGTAAAAATGTGAAAGATTGGGCAATCCGCAGCCAAGTCCTAATGATTTCAAATAGGAATCGATGGATGCAGTTCAGAGACTAAATGGTGATGGGTTTTTAGTTGCTAAGGCAACTAAAGGCATAAGTTATAGTCCAATCCCTAAGGGTTAACGGTCCCTAAATATTCCGAAAGGAAGGGTATTTTCCTTGTCTTCAAGGTCGTCTACCGTCGCCACACGAACTTTGCCATGGAAGCCATTGAACAGACGTTCAATGGTGCTGCCTACTTCGGCCGCAAAGTGGTCTGCACCATTAGCCGCAATGGTGATCTTATCCACCGCGTGTACCTCCAAGCAACTCTCCCACAAGTCACTCTCCAAACTTCAGATGGTGCAAGCGCGGAATTCC